AATAACATTTTTAACCTTTGAACAACAAAAAAGCAGAATCGAGGTTAAACAATTAAAGCGATCACATGAAAAACTATTATAACCTATCTACATTATTGCATGACTCTATACTTGCAGACCCTTTAGTTAACCGAGTAACGAAGGGAAGTTTGGATAAAATCACAAATGCGAAACAAGATATGTACCCATTATGCCATATTATATTTAACGATGTAGCATTTAGAGGTAATACAACGGTGTACAATGTGTCATTGGTTATGATGAGTATAGTAGATATTAGCAAAGACGATGTAACGGATATTTACAAGGGTAACGATAATGAGGATGACGTGTTAAATACTACTTTAAGCATACTAAATAGAATATTTGAGAGGGTAAGAAGAGGTGACATTAACGATGCTGGGTATGAAGTGTTAGACGACACTGCAAGTTGTGAACCTTTTGTTGATAGATTTACCGATGCTGTTGCTGGTTGGACAATGACCTTTGATATATTGGCACCAAATGAAATGACAATATGTTAGCAGATTTAAGGGAGTCGGGGCTACAAGGCGCATTGGATAAGTTCAAGGCTTCGGTAATTAAACAAGCGCGTACTAACTTAACGAAAGGACGTGCGCCTTTTGGTTCACACAACAATACACGAAAGTTATACAACTCTTTAAAAGGTGAAGCGAAGGTTTATGCTAAAGGTTACTTCCTTAACTTTCAGATGGAAGAATACGGTAACTATCAAGACAAAGGGGTAAGGGGTAAACGTTCAAGTGCGAAGGCTCCTGACTCACCGTATAAGTTTGGAAGTGGCAAAGGCAAGAAAGGGGGGTTAACAGATGGTATAAACAGATGGGTAAAAGCACGTAAATTTCAGTTCAAAGATAAGAAAGGGAAGTTCATGAGTTACGATGCTACAGCATGGATAATAACACGTTCAATCTATGCGAAGGGTTTACGTCCTACTTTGTTTTTTACTAAGCCATTTGAAGCAGCTTACAAACGTTTACCTCAAGAATTAGTCAATGATTTAAAAATAGATTTAGAAAAGATATTTAACTATTCAATTAAACAACCGAAATGATTAGAGCAAGGTCACCTTATATTATTAGTATCAATGAAGCAAGTCAAGTTAGTACAAAGATTGAATTGTTTATCAGTGCAACAACTTTCTCCGGTACACCACAATATACACTTGGTAAAGCAATTCCTGCATCAAATGCTCCAACAACTTATTATGACATTGCACCATATATAAGGGAATACTTTGACCACACTGTTTATACTAATATCACTACCTTATCAAATACGTACACGAGTATTCAGAATTTAAACGTAAGAGTAAAAAGGTACAAGACAGTTGGAGTTACAGAAACATTAATAGATACAACCGATTATATTGCTACAGATGGATACTCGGAGTTTTCGGATAGTGTAAATTATAACGGTGGCAATTACTTATTAGACCAAAAAAACTATTACTATCATAGTGGCGCAAACCCAGGTTTTATAATGGCTTATTTAGAATCTACTCATAAGGTAAAATGGACAGATTCAACTGGTTCTACTTATACAAGTTCATCAACTGGTAATAAATTTCATTGGATACCAAAGGCTTATGACTTATCATTTGTAACTGATTATTGGATTGTTAAGATAACAACCGCAGCAAATGTTGTTTTAGCTACATGGACATTTTACCCTGTTGAAGAGTGTTTGTATACACCTGTAAAAATTGACTTCATAAATAAACACGGAGCGTTTCAACGTGAGTTTTTCTTCAAAGCGTCAAATGATAATATCGAAGTAACGAATAAAGATTACAATTTAATGCAACCGTACAATTATAGCTTAACAGGGGGTCAAAGAACAACGTATAACCAAAACGGAAAGCAAAGTATAAAGGTCAATAGTGGTTGGGTTGAAGAGGATTTTAAAGATAACTTAAAACAATTGATGTTAAGTGAAAAAGTTCTGGTAGATGAAAAGCCTGCTATCCTAAAAACAAAGTCAATTGAACTAAACAAGTCGCTAAACACAAAACAGATTAATTACAGTTTAGAATTTGAATTTGCGTATGACTTAATTAATAGCATTGTATAATGAGACAGGTAGACGTATATATAGAAGTTATTGCTAATTCAGGCAACTATGAAAAGTTAGAGTTGTTTAACGATGAAGAGATTCAGATTAATAGTTCGATTCAAAACGTTCAAGACCTTGCAAAGGTTTACACTGATTTCACGCAGTCGTTTACTATTCCTGCATCGCCACGTAACAACAGACTATTTGAACATTTTTATCAGTCGGATGTAAATGCAAATGATAACCCTAACATTAAGCGCAACGGATTTATAGAGATAGGAACGATACCATTTAGGAGTGGGAAGATATCAATTGAAAGTTCCAACGTTGTTAAGGGCAGAGTTGAAAGCTATTCTATTACGTTTTACGGTGATTTAACGAGCCTTAAAGATGCATTCGGGGATGACACTCTAAAAGATTTAGATTTAAGTGTGTATAGTGAACAATATAACGGAAACGCAGTAAGGACAGCAATTACGACAAACAATGCTTTATCTAACATTCGTTACCCTTTAATTTCATCAAGTAGGCTATGGAGTTATAATATTGGTGCAAATACGGATATAAATAATAGTAGTTACCCTATTGTTTATACTGAATTATTTCCTGCATTACGTGTTAAAAAGATATTTGAAGCTATAGAAACAAAATATAACGTAACATTTAATTCTAATTTCTTCAATCAAAAGCTATTTACTGAGTTGTTTCTATGGTTAAAAAATGCAAAAACAATGCAAGCCTTGACCGAAACATTGCAATTTACTCTTGATGACTTGCAAATAAATGATGACAGTAGAGTAAATGTGACTACTGACACGGCTGATTTAAGTAATACTGAAGGTGTTTTTGTGTACGCACAAGGAAGTGCAAATGTACCAACAGCAAAATTATATTTAGACGTTTACGTAAACAATAGTTTAATAAATACATTTGAGCTAAAAAGCACAGGTGTATACAGGGATAACCAAATTATACCACGGACGACATATAATGGGACAAATATAATGAGTTTCAAAATTAGAGCTTCGGTTCCGTGTACTGCAACAGTTGTAGGTATAAGGATAGAGTATAAAAACATAGGGGCTGGCGTTTTTAACACGCTAAAAGCACTGCAATTTAGATGTTTAAACAAAACATTTGTAGAAGCAACTATTGACCCAACGGTTTACGCTCCTAACATTAAAGTTAGTGACTTTGTTAGTGGAATCTTTAAAATGTTTAATCTTACTTGCTATGCCACATCAGTAGACAACTTTCAAGTAGAGCCTTTAGATGATTGGTATACAAAGGGAGCGGTTGTAGATATTACAGAATATGTTGACACGGATGAAATTACAATAGAGCGCCACAAACTTTACAAAGAAATATCTTTTGATTATGAAAAGTCAGAAAGCTTTTTAAATAAAGAATATTTTGATTCACAAACAAACGCACCTAAAGAGTTTGGAAGCTATAAAGAAACAAATTCAAATTATGATGGTGGTGAATATAAAATAGAATTACCATTTGAAAACATACGATTCTCGAAAGAATTAACAAGTAATGTAAATGAGCCACCAACAGCGTTTATTCTAAATGAAAAAACTTCAAATGAAGCGTACGACAACAAACCTATATTATTATATTACAATGAAAATTCTGTTGCAACATCTTTTTATTTTGACACAGGGGTTTCGACTGCAATAGTAAGTACATATAAACCTTTGACTAATCAACTAACGTATAACAACGTATTGTACTCAAATCATTTTGCAGTTGAAGGTAGCCCATTTGACGCGACTTACATTACAAATACTTTGTACTCACAATACTACGATAGCTATTTAAAGAACCTATACAACCAAAAGAACAGACTTACAAACGTTAAAGCGTTATTCCCTATTTCATTACTTACAAGTTTAAAGCTAAATGACAGGTTAATTATACGTGACAAACGATACATAATTAATGAGATGAAAGTAAACCTTACAACTGGTGAAGTTGATTTGTCTTTAATCAATGATTTTAGAGCGGTCGCTAACGTTAACGTGCCTATTCAAACAGCCACAACGACAACAGTTGAAGTGCCAGTATTCATTGAAAATGGTCAAACATCAACAGAAATATGCGTGGGTGCTACTTGCACAACTTACACATCGGAGCAATTAATATCAGTTACTTTACCAACTAACACGTCTGGTGTACCTGTTACAACATCGTTAACACGTGACGGAATACCATACACAACAATTTACCAAGATGCTTAACACAATTATACAACTATTGAAGTCTAATGATTTCTACGGTCAAAGCGAAATTATCGACATCGCAAAAGGTAAATATAAACTTACAACTTCTATTCGCGAAAGCTACAAACAAGCTAAAAGAGAGTTATACTTAAAACAAGCTACAAATGGCAGAAAAGAAAATAATTGAATTAGAGGTAAAGAATAATTTAGGGTCGCTTAAATCACAATTACGAGAAGCACAGGCTGAAGTAGCTAAGTTGTCGGAGCAGTTCGGTGTGACATCTAAAGAAGCGGCTAATGCAGCGAAAAGAGCAGCGGAACTAAAAGACCAAATAGAAGATGCAAAAGCCTTAACAGACGCGTTTAACCCTGACGCTAAATTCAAAGCGTTATCTTCTTCATTAGGTGGTGTTGCGAGTGGGTTCGCTGCATACCAAGGGGCTTTAGGTCTTGTTGGTGTTGAAAGTAAGAAAGTAGAAGAACAACTTTTGAAAGTTCAGAGCGCTATGGCTTTAGCTGAAGGGTTGCAGGCTTTAGGAGGTGCAAAGGATTCGTTTATTCAATTAGCTTCGGTTGTTAAAAACCAAGTTGTAGCAGCATTCGCAACGTTAAAAGGTGCTATTATTGCTACGGGTATAGGGGCTTTAGTGGTTGCTATCGGGTTTCTATTACCTAAAATAATGGAATGGATTGATGGCACTAAAGAATTAGAAAGAAAACAAAACGACTTAAATAGACAAATAGATAAAGCTAATAATCTATATAAAAAAAATACGGAGGAAATAGACAGAAACATAAATGCTGAATTAAGATTAGCTAAAGCACGTGGCGCAAGTGAACAAGATTTATTAAATATCGAGAAAAAAGGTCAAAAGCAACGTGTTGACGTACAAAAAAGGACAGTTGAAGAATTAGATAAGCTTATTAAACAAAAAAGAAATCTATATATTGAAGCGTTTGTAGATGAAGACTTTGAAAGAGCAAAGGCATTACAAAAAGAACAAAAAGACTTACAAATACAAAGGAGTCAAATATTAAAAGATAAAAAATTACAAAATGAAGAGTTGCTTTTAAGACAACAAGAATTAACTCTAACACAAGAACGTGAACGTAAAACTAATAATCAAAAAGTTCAAGCAGAAGTTAAAGAGCAAGTAAAAAAAGAGGAAGAAACTTATGAAGAAAGCTTAAACAGACGTTTAAAAATGCAGGAGGACATTGACTCTATGCGTTTAAAACCTAAAAAACTAAAAGATGACCCTAACTCGATAACTGCCAAGGCGATTTCTGATGCTGATGAGTTAATGAAAATACAAGTTGAAACAAGTAATAAAAAACAAAAGATTGACGAGGAAAATGCAGAACGTGAAAAGCAATTAGCTGAAGAAGTTAAGAATAAGAAAATACAAATGGGTCAACAAGCATTTGGGGTGTTAGCAGACTTATCAACTTTATTTGCAAACGGTAACGAAGCAGAACAACGCAAAGCATTTCAAATAAATAAGGCAGCGAGTTTAGGGCTTGCAATTATGAACACTGCAAACGCTGTTACGGGTGCATTAACAGCAGGTGGTAACCCTTTAAAACTTGCAACTGGAGCGCAATTCTTAGAAGCAGGAATAGCAGCGGCAACAGGCGGTATTAACATCGCAAAAATTGCTAACACACAATTTCAGAGTAGTGGAGGTGGTGGAGCTAATAATACAGTAACACCAACGGCACCACGTACACCGAGCTTTGACATTATACAAGCACAACCACAAATGCAATTAGGAGCGTTGCAACAACAACCTATTAAAGCGTATGTAGTAAGTGGTGAGGTGTCGACAGCGCAAGCCTTAGACCGTAATAGAGTAAGAAATGCAACATTTTAATCAATTCTAAGTTATAAAGATATGCAGAACATAGAGCTAACAATTAAAGACGATGACCAAGGGTGTTTCGCAATTTCATTAGTAGACCGCCCTGCCATTGAAGAGACGTTTATTTTTTTAAGCACATTGGATGTTGAGTTACAAGTTACCAACGATGAAAAACGTGAGGTTGTGGGGCTTGCTTTGGTGCCTAACAAACAGATTCTAAGACGTATCAAAGACAAAGAGTTTACGATTTCGTTTAGTGAGGAAACAATCGCAAAGGTGCAAGAACTCTATTTAAAAAAGAATTACAACAACAACGTAACAGTTGACCATGACCATAATGTTGAGGGCGTTAGCTTAATCGAAAGTTGGATAGTTGAAGATGAGAAACACGACAAATCTAACCTTTATAAATTAGATGCTGTTAAAGGTTCATGGGTTGTTAAGATGAAAGTTTACAACGAGGAAGTTTGGCAACAAATCAAAGATGGTAAATTCAAAGGGTTTAGTATCGAGGGAAAATTTGATGGCTTAGACCAACTTGAAGCAGAAAGCCATGAAGATATAATAAACGAAATTAAGGAACTTTTAAAATCAATATAAAATGGGAGTAACAATAATTGACAACACGCAAACGATTAACAACGCTACATGGAAGGTGCAACCAGACGTACTTGCATCCGAAAGTGGAATAGTAAAAGAAAACGGAACTATCCATTACATTGATGGAAAGTTAAAATACCATGTTGACGGTTCTATTAAAGAATTAGGGGTTGGTGTTGATTACGGTATTACCGTGTTAGATAGAATAACAGAGGTGCCAGGTTCACCAACGATTGGAGACCGTTATTTATTTGCAAGTGGAACGTATGCAGGTGTAATTGAATGGGATGGTACATTTTGGTCTTATGTATTGCAGAACTCAGCTGCAACGGTTGGAACATTGGTAACTGGAGTTAAAAACAACACTACCTACAGATGGAATGGTACAAGTTGGGCAACGTACACACAACAAAAAGTAATTGATTTAACATTAGCACGTAAAACTGATTCTTACACTTTAGTAGCTGCTGATAACGGACAAGTTGTTGAAATGAACAAAGCAACTGCTAACACTTTGACAGTTCCTTCAGGAGTTTTTACAATAGGTCAACAAGTTTTGGTTACACAATATGGAGCAGGTCAAACTACAATTGCTGGTTCTGGTGTAACGTTAAGAAGTGACGGTGGTAAATTAAAAATCAATAGTCAATATTCAAGCGCTACAATTCTGTTTATTTCAGCTACGGAAGCGTATGTGTTTGGTAATTTAGCTTTATAATGACCGAGTTTAACGGCAATTTAACACCTTCATTCATAAGATTTAAAGAAGTCACTACCGCTTTGGATAGTGACTCTTTATTTATACAGCCATTCAATAGTGGCATACCTAAAAAAATACTCATTACAAATTTAAGCGATGAGGATAACGGTGTTTTATTTGGTGGCACTAGTGCAGATGAGGATGTTTACAGTTTAACAGGTGGCGTTGGTGCGAGTATTAATTCAGATATATACAATTTATGAGCGATATAACAAAGAGAATTATAATTAAAAAAGGGTCAGGCATTGCAACTATTCCTGTAACATCAGACCATAGGGATGGTACGTGGTTAAGCACTGATTTGTACATTGGTGAGTTCTATATGAACACTGCTAACGGTAAGATATACACACGTACAGCAAGTGGCATTGAAGAAATAATTTACGATGTAGCAGACTTTGAAGTGTTAGCAAATAAAGCTACAAATTTCACTACTATAAATAACACTAAATATCCAACGACTCAGGCGGTTGAAAACCAAATTGACGCTAAACTTGTAAGCACTGGCTATTGGAATGTTGCAAGTTCAGAAATTGCAAGGGGATATAGGGCGCAACACAATTCAACAACGGTGTTGTCTGAAAATATCGCGGTTGGCACTTTACAAGGTACAGCAACAGCAGTGGCAGTGTCAACAACTTCCATGCAAACGAAAAAGACACGTTTAAAAATTGGTGTTTCAACTCCCGCAGCTAACGGTATTTGCGGTTACAGGTCAACAAGTGCGTTTAATATTATAGACATGGGTTGGAGGTTTTGCGTTGGATTTGGTGTTTCAGATACAGCCTTAAATACAGGGGCGCGCCAATTCTATGGGATGACATCGGCAACAACTTTATTAGGGATTTCGTCTACTGTTCACGTTGAAAGTTTGACTAACATAGTTGGTATTGGATCGGATGCTTTGGATACTAATTTGCAAATATTTCATAACGATGCAACAGGAACAGCTACCAAAATAGATTTAGGTTCTAATTTTCATGCAAACAGAACAGGGAGTGCAGCAACTGATTTTTTTGTTTTTGAATTGTACAACCCATTTAATTCAATGACTGTTTATTACAAAGTTACTTCGTTGGAAAACAACGTAACAGTTGAGGGGTCAATAACTACGAATTTACCAAGTGATACTACACCGATAACTATGCAAGCGGTTAGAACTTCGGGAGCGACATCAAACGCGTGTAGTTTTGATATTTCACAATTAACATTAAATTGTTTGTCATGATAGAAGTAATACAAGAAGTAAGGGGAGCTTACACTTATGTAGAAAGTAGCTACTCAAATATAATCAAAGTAGGAAATGAAGTTTTAAATGCTGATGTAACAACCGAAATAACAGCACAAGAAACTATCATAAACGATTACATCTAATTTACAACAACACTCCTAAATCAAGGTTATATAATTATGAATGAAATCAAGTACATTTTAGAGCAAATCAGAAAGACGAAAACAATAGTGCTAATTATAATTCTGCTTGCTTTCATTCTTTTTTATTACAAATCATTAGTTACTCAAGTAGTGACAAAGAAAATTGAAAGTGTTGACGAGGTGAAAAAAGACATTAATAACAATGTTTTAATTCAACAAATGTTAAATGAATTGATGATAAAATATAATGCTGATAGGGCTTATATATTTCAATTTCACAACACAATTAAGTATTACGATGGAACGCACCGTAATCATCAATCAATGACATTTGAAGTTTGCAACAATGGGATTAGTTCGGAAGCTCATAATTTACAGAATATTCCCGTTAGCTTGTACCCGATGTTCTTACAACAGATAATGTTAGAGAAAATGAACTATTGCCAAATAAACAACATCAAAGAGCAAACGACAAAAGCATCGTTATTTAGGCAGGGAATTCAATCGATATGTATAGCACCATATTTTAAGAAAGGAAGTTTTGTGGCTTATATTGGTATTGATTATGTAAAAGAAAATAAATGTACAGAGATTGATTTTAAGGAGTTTAAAGAGTTTACAAATGAAATCGGTAATATATTAATGTTATGAGAAAAGGAGGAAAAAAAGGTTGCCAATGTAAAGATGGCACGTATAGTAAAGAGTGTTGCGATGGTAACTCTCAAGGGGTTGGAAGTACTAACCAACAAACAATTAGTAATGTAAACCATACTATCGAAGTAAGGCAAATTACAACAGAAAGAGGTTAATAAAGTTATTAAAGAAAAAAGCTATGAATAAAGAAATAAAAGATGCGTTGAAAACTATCAAGACTTTCTTAGGAATGGAGGTGAAGTTAGAGCAAATGAAGTTAGTAGATGGTAACACGGTAATCGAAGCTGATTCATTCGAGCCGGGTGCAAGTGTTATGATTGTAGTTCCTGAAGGTGAACCTGTACCCTTGGAAGTTGGTAAGTACGAACTTGAAGATGGTCGTTTACTTATTGTTGAAGAAAAAGGAATGATTGCTTCAATTGAAGAAATGCCAAAAGAAACTGAGGAAGAAGAGATGCCTGTTGAAGCAGATGTGACTCCAGAAGTTGAAGTAAAACAACCTAAAAAAGTTGTGTCAATCACAGAACAACACTTCGCAGAAATGGAATCAAAGATTGCTGAGCTTGAAACTAAGTTAGCTGCAATGACTCCAGAAGTAATCGAGTTGACTGAAGAGCCAAAACCTATTCAGTACAACCCTGAAAACGCAAAACCAATTGAGCATATGGATTTAGCGATAAACACAGGTAAATCAACAAGGGACAAAATTTTAGAAGACGTATACAATAACAAATAAACAAATAAAAAATGGCTACAACAATTAACATTTCAACTTCATATGCTGGGCAAGATTCTAAGCTATGGGTAAAAGCTGCTTTATTAAGCGGTAACACTTTGGCAAATGGAGGTATGACTATCATACCAAACATTGCTTACAAAACTACAATGTTCAAAATCGGAACGGATGACATTTTAAAGAACGCTACGTGTGATTTTGATGCTACATCTACTGTAACACTTTCTGAAAGAAGTTTGACTTTAGAGCAATTTCAAGTAAATTTACAATTGTGTAAAAAAGACTTTTTGGCTACATTTCAAGCTGAAGAAATGGGCTTCAGTGCAAACAAAGTTTTGGCAAAATCATTTGTTGACTACTTGTTAGCTTACATTACTGATAAAGTTGCTTCATCTGTTGAGGTGTCTATTTGGAGAGGTACAAATGCAACTGCAGGGCAAATTGATGGTATTTCTACTTTGTTAGCTGCTGACGCTGCTTTACCAACTGCGAACGAGGTTGCAGGTTCTTCTGCTATTTCTGCTTCTGCTACGGTAATCGCTGAATTAGGTAAAATTGTAGATGCTATTCCTAATGCATTGTACGGTTCACCAGATTTAAAAATCTACGTTCCACAAGGTGTTATGAAGGCTTACATTAGAGCTTTGGGTGGTTTCTCAGTTGCTGCTACTTCAAATGCGGGTACAGATGCTAAGGGAACACAATGGTATAACGGTGGTGCTTTAACTTTCGATGGTATTCCAATTTTCGTTGCTAACGGATTAGCTGCAAATACTGCTATCGCTGCTGAAACTTCAAACTTGTTCTTCGGTTGTGGTTTATTAAACGATACAAATGAAATCGCGCTTTTGGACATGAGTCCATTAGACGGTTCGCAAAATGTAAGATTTGTATTACGTGCGGGTATGGCTGTAAATTACCATTCAGTGTCTGACATCGTAACTTATAACATTCCTAACTCAGCTAACTAATTAACTAATCAATTAACCAATTAAGGGGAGGGTATATTCCCTCCTTTTTTTTTAAACTTTATTTTTATGGCTTGTAATTTAAGTATAGGACGCGCGGAAGCGTGCAAAGAAGCAATCGGAGGACTCAAAGCGGTGTACTTCATTAATTTTCAGATAGTTCCGTCTGATGTGACTTTCTCGAATGACTTAATCACAGCAGTAACAAACGTTGACAACTTGTACAAATATGAGTTAAAGTCAAACGAAAATGTATTTGATCAAGAAATAGTTTCAAGCCGTGAAGCAGGGACAACGTTCTTTCGTCAAACGTTAACAATTAAACTGAAAAAACAAGATGCTACGACGCACAAAGAAATTAAACTTTTGGCCTATAGTCGACCTCACGTCCTTGTGGAAAACAACAACGGTCAATTCTTTTTGATGGGCTTGTTTAGAGGTGCTGATTTAACAGCAGGAAGTATAAATAATGGTGGGGGGCTTGCAGATTTTTCGGGTTACAGTTTGACTTTTACGGCGGAAGAGGCTCTACCGGCACCATTCACAGACATCACAAGTTCTGCTACGATTGTTTCTGACTGTTTCACTGGAGCAACAATTGTAACTGCTTAACCATGGCTTGTTTAATAACAGCAGGTCGTATTGAGCCTTGTAAGGACAGCCTTGCAGGGCTTAAAAACGTGTACTTTATTAATGAAGATATAACAGCAAATTTTATTTATAAAGAAACAAGCCCCGGAGTTTATGCAGTAGATGACTACTTTGGTGAGTCAATCGACTACGTAAATTTTGTGCAGTATCTTTATAAATTTGAGTTGAAATCTAACGAGAATGTTTACGACCAAGAGATAGTAAGTTCACGTGAAAACGGAACGACATTCTTTAGACAAACATTGACTATAAAACTAAAAAAACAGGACATTGCAACACACAACGCTGTAAAAACTTTAGCGTATGCAAAGCCGAGAATTTTAGTTGAAAACAACGAGGGGCAATTTTTCTTAGTTGGACTTTTAAGAGGTTGTGATTTAACAGCAGGAAGCATCAATAATGGAGCCGCGCTTGGTGATTTTAGCGGTTATTCCTTGACCTTCCAAGCCGAGGAGCTTCTACCGTCACAATTTGTGGTAAATGGTACAAGTTCATTTTATTATGACATTATTCCTGCAGGCGGCACAACCGTCACGCAAATAATAACAAGTTAATACACGGAGGGGCTTAAAACACCCCTCTTTTTTTTTGCAACAAAAACACTCTTTTTTAGTTATACTATTACATGATAGTATTAACGACATCCACAAGCCCTCAAATAGTTTACTTTGTGCCACGTGAAGGCACAGGGAACTCAGATAAGATATTTCTTACCGACGAACAAACAAACGTCACCACAACGATTAATATCACTACCTATGCAACTGGTGATTATTACCATACTGCGACCGCTACCTTTGGGCTAAAAGAAGGCAGAACTTATGTTTGTAAGATAGGCAAAACAAACGACATTAGATTTTACGGACGTGTATTCTGCACGAACAACCCAAGCTCGAACTTCACACAAACGGTAACAACCAACGAATTTATAATCTATGAATAATAACATTATACAATTATCATCCTATACAGCCCCTGTAATTGTAGAAAATAATCGCAACGAATGGGTAGAATATGGTGAAGATAATAACTACTATCAATTCTTAATCGACAGATATAGTAATTCAGCAACGAACAACGCTGTAATTAATAACATTTGTAGACTAATTTACGGTCAAGGCTTAACAGCTACGGATAGCGCGATGAAACCAAACGAATGGGCGCAACTGTTATCTATATTAAAGGAAGACGATTTAAGACGTATTATCTTTGATTTGTACGCACTTGGGCAGTGTGCCTTACAGATTCACTACGATAAGGGACATAAAGCGATTACAAGGGCTTTTCATACCCCTATTCAATTATTAAGACCTGAAAAATGCAATAAGGATGGGGATATTGTAGGATATTTCTATTCTGACAATTGGAGCGACCCAAAGAAGTATGTACCTAAGAGATTCGATGCGTTTGGAACGTCTAAAAAAGAAGTAGAGATTTTATATTTAGCCCCTTATAGTGCGGGTATGAAATACTTTTCAAATGTAGATTATCAAGGTGGTATTGATTACGCATTGTTAGAAGAAAAAATGGCTGAATACCTTATAAATGAGGTTAGTAACTCTTTTTCACCAACAAGTATAATAAACTTTAACAACGGCACCCCAACTGACGAGATGAAGGATGAAATTTCAGCTCAAGTAATTAGTAAGCTTACAGGTTCAAAAGGTAAGAAAGTAGTAATATCCTTTAATGAAAATGAAGCTACCAAAACAACAATTGATTCAATACCTTTAAATGATGCTCCAGACCATTACCAATATTTGAGTGAAGAATCTACGTTCAAAATATTACGCTCTCATAACGTTACTACTCCTTTATTATTTGGGGTATCGGTTGCCACAGGATTTAGTTCAAATGCAGACGAAATGAAAACAGGAGCGTTGTTATTTGAAAACATGGTTATCAAACCAAAACAACAAATGATCGTTGAAATGCTTAAAAAAGTGTTATCATTCAATGGTGTTTCTCTTAACCTAAAGTTTAAAACATTGAATCCTTTACAAGGCGATGAACCACAGCCCGTACAAGATGTTAAAATGAGCGCACAAGACGAATTAGATGTTGCGAAGTATGGTGAAGACATTGATTTAGATGAATGGGTGTTAGTTGATAGTAGAGAGGTTGATTATGATTTAGAGGATGAGTTGGATGCAGAGCTTGAAAAACTAAACGAACCTACAAATCTTTCTAAGTTTTTAAACCTTGTGAAAACAGGTACGGCAAGACCAAACGCAAGCAGTATTCAAGATGGTAAACTGTTTAAACATCGTTACAGATACGTTGGTGAAATAACTGAAAAGTCACGTTTGTTTTGTAAGAAAATGATTCAAGCTAATAAGGTTTATAGAAAAGAAGATATTATTAGAATGAGTAATGAGATTGTAAACGAAACACGTACACGTTCAGATGGTACAGTTGGTGGTTTAGGGCCGCGTGGAGCGACTACATACGATATATGGTTATATAAGGGCGGAGGAGCATGTCACCATAAATGGGTGCGTGAAACTTATTTGAGAAAATCGGATGTTAATTCACCAATTGCACAAAAATACATGAAGGAGTTTAGACCTTCGGTTGCTCGCAAACTTGGTGAGATTGTACCAGTGAATGATAAAAAAGTTTATACAAGACCTATTGATATGCCTAACAAGGGATTTTTACCTAAATAATTTTAAGACATGGCAGAAGCACTATTAATATCGAAAAAAGACCTACAAGAATACACTTCTTTAAACGCAAATACAGACGTTGACAAAGTGATTCAATTTGTTCTTGTTGCTCAAAACATTTGGATACAACAATACACGGGTAGTAAGCTATTGGATAAGATAAAAACGGATATTACCAACAACACACTTGCAGGTAACTATATAACGCTTGTAAGGTCGTATTTAAAGCCTATGTTAATCCATTTTACAATGGTGGAATATTTACCTTTTTGTGCTTACACAATTTCAAACAAAGGGATTTATAAGCACCAATCTGAGAATAGTGAAATAGTATCAAAAGAGGAAGTTGATTATTTAATTGAGAAAGAAAAACGTATTGCTGAAAGCTATTCACAAAGGTTTTTAGACTATATTTGCAAAAACAATAGCTTGTTTCCTGAGTACACAACAAATGAAAATGGTGATGTTTACCCACAACATAATAACTATTTAACTAATTGGTATTTATGAAGAAAAAAAAAGAGTACAAACCAAAGGAGGAGAATATAATTAAACTTAAAATCTACTTAAATGATATTAACAAATTACGGGATAGTAAGTAGCAGTGGTGGGGTTTCGTTTGACGCGGATGCTCAAGCATTCATCACAGCGGCTGCAATTACTGACAACACACAAAAAACAGCGATTAACACGCTTGTAACTGATTTAAAAACTTACAACATTTGGACTAAAATGAAAGCTATGTATCCATTTGTAGGTGGTACTGCTTCAGCTCACAAATGGAATTTAAAAGACCCGAGAGACTTAGATGCTGCTTATAGATTGGTTTTTAATGGTGGGTGGACACATAGTTCAAATGGAGCTTTGCCAAATGGTACAACATCATATGCTGATACTAAGTTAATACCACAAAGCAATTTAACACAAAATAACTGTCATTTAAGTTTTTACTCAAGGAGTAATACCGCAGGAGCTAATAGGGCTTCAATGGGTTCGACTAATCCTGGTTTTACAACATCACATCAGATGTTTTTACGATTTACAGATGAAAATTTTTATGGGATAATTGATTCGAATACTGCATTTGCACAGTATTCGAATACTAATACTACTGGATATTATGTTGTAAGTAGAACGTCAAATAATTCTATTAAAGCATATAAAAATTCCTCACTCATTGCTACTAATACAACTACAATTATTGCAATTGCTAACTCCTATTCCATATTTATAGGCGCAAGAAGTGATTCATTTTCGCCACAAAATTTTGACGATAAGGAAACAGCATTTGCATCAATTGGAGACGGTTTAACAGACACAGAAGCATCTAATTTTTACACAGCAGTTCAAGCATATCAAACAACTTTATCTCGTAACGTATAATGAAAGTAAGACAATTAACAACAGAACAAAAAAACACTTTAGTAGGTCAGAGTTACGATGGTGTTCAATTCTTTAACCCTACATTAGATGCCAACGGTGTGTGGTTTATTTCAAACGAGGAATATTTTAATTGCACAACAGATATACTATTTGGTTGGAATTTACCCGAAATAGACTACAATCCCGTAATAACAGAATTTCCTATATGAAACGTAAGTTTTACGAAGGGCAAATAATCAACAATAAAGTCGTTAAAACGGTATGGAGCGACTCAAGTAATTACATGATAAGATATACAGATGGCAGTTTTGAAGTTATTAAGAAATAGATGGAATGCACCAACACCAAACTTTTGGAAAAAGGTTCAAAGTGTAGGTATAGCAATCGGAGGAATAGGAGCGGTTTTAATCGCTCCACCGTTTGGCTTGGCAATTGCACCTTATATGGTTGCGGTTGGTTCAGTAGCAGGAGTATTGTCACAACTTACAGTAGATGAGCAACGTTAGAAATTACACAACAGACCAACTACTTGATAGAGTAGAAGAGTTGAAATCATTTAAAACTATTCCATTAGGATATTGGATTCTTGGTGTTAGAAGCAATGAGGATGCGCCTAATAAATACGATGACAAATTCTACCTATTTAATGGTGAACAATTTGTGAAAGTTGTTACAGGCACAACTAACCCTGGAACACCTATCTTAGAAGGTGGTTATCTTAAGTACAACAAAGTAGGTGCCGCAGTTGTTAAATCCAACGAATGGTATTATGATGTTTGGGCTTATGGTTTGCACCAAGGTAAAATGCCTGCATTACGTCAAGTTGGTAACTTCATTGTATACCGTGATGGAGACCGTGATGGTAAATCTGAAGAAATCGGAATACCTATAAAGGGAAGCGGTTACGGTATTAATTTTCATTCAATATCTAACGATTTATCTGTTAAAAAGATTGGTGAAAACATTGGGGGCTATTCAGCAGGGTGCCAAGTGTGTAATAATGTAGAACAATACAGCATGATCATTAACATGATTAAAAATCAAAATAGGATAACATACTGTTTATTAGAAGAATTTTAGTATATTTACAATGTGTTTTGGAGCGGTTTAGAAATAAATCGCTTTTTTTTTGCTTTAAAGTTTGCGTATTAATAATAAATGTTTAAATTTGTAATATAATTAATAATTCAAAACTATAAAGTATGAGTAATTTAACTAATGTTGTTGTAAAAGATTCAATTGAAAAAAAAATTGAAGCAATGAAACCGTTTGCGGTAATGGTTTATCATGAGTGGTTAAAATCAGATAAGGACACTTGTTTTAAAAAGTATGAAGTAATTGACATACAATTTAATGCTTTTGTAACTTATAAAATGAGCAGTGAATGTATTAGATTTTATAAAAAAAATAAACATTTATTTATTAAAAAAATAGATAATAATAATGGTAGTATTTATGAGTTTAATAATTTCAGTGATTTAGAGCAATTTAAAATTTTAAAAAATAAAAACACATGAAAACAGCAGAATTAATTGAAAGCCAAATTACCGAAATACGCGAGACGTTAGGTTATGATAACAGGTTCGAACAAGTGCCTTATTCAAAGGAGTTAGTAACCGAGACTCAAAAAGTTGTCGGGGAAAATTATTTATTCATTTTAAAAATTATGGGTCATGAAGCACGCTAGAAAATTATTATACGCATTGATTTGCATTATCATTGTAGGATTTGTTAATCGCTATTGGAATACATCCACCGCAATATGGATTGGATTTGGTTTATTAGGTTGTTATTTAATAGGTAGAAGTTATGAAGAAGTTAATTAAAAAAATATTCAAGGTAGACACGTTAATTATGCCCTCAGACGTTGAGTTTGTAAGTCTTGACAGCGACAGTGTATACGCATCATTTGAAGACCTTAGAGAGCGTCTTTACATACAAGAAGGATTAGTTTATGATGAGATAGGCGACCGCATCTGTACAACAATGGAGTTAGAGCAGTTCGACAACTTTAAAGAAATTAACCAATGTACAACGTGTGGCGGTTCGGGTGAGTACATGGTTACTGATTACGACCAAGACGCACCATTTCAAAACATTTTAATAAATTGCTATTGTGAGAAGCCCTTCGAACTATGAATATATTTACGAGCGTGTACGTAACATGCTCGAAGCTGGCTGGATACAGTTGGACATCGCTAAACATTTAAACGTACCCATTGCTACCGTTGGACACGCAATCGCAACATGGGAAGGAAAAAAGTATATAACAAGCCTATATTTTGGGCATAAAAACCAAGCATACTATGAAGAAGATTATGAATATCAAACCCCTACTTATGACGAGTTGTCTCCTGATGAGCAGTATCTGTGGCGCTCAATTGACTTTACAGCAAATCAAGGATAAAGGAATAAAACATCCTGAAATTGTTTACGCACAATATCGCCTTGAAACAGGAAATGGAGTTAGCAGAGCATTTACCGAATATAACAATGCGTTTGGATTCATTTATAAGGGTCGTTTAATGCGTTTTAAGAGCGTTGACGCTTGTGTAGAGTATTACAAGACCTGGCAAGCCAAAAGATACGTTAAAGGCGATTATTACGTGTTCTTACAAAAGATAGGATACGCGGAAGAAGAAGGATATATTCAAATGTTAAAAAAGTTTTAAAATGAAAGCAGAAATTTTTAATGACCATTTTCAGAATTTTAAAAGGTATCAAATACCAAAAGCACAATTAATCATCGCTGATATACCGTATAATTTAGGTGTGAATGCTTATGCTTCAAATCCAAGTTGGTATGAAGGAGGAGATAATGCAAATGGTGAAAGTGATAAAGCCGGAAAATCTTTTTTTGATACGGATGAAAATTTTAAACCTGCGGAGTTTATGCACTTTTGCAGTCAATTATTAAAAAAAGAACCAAAGGAAAAGGGACAAGCACCATGTATGATTGTATTTTGCGCGTTTGACCAACAAATGTATTTAATTGAATTAGCTAAAAGATACGGTTTAAATAACTATATAAATTTAGTGTTTAGAAAGAACTTCTCAGCACAAGTTTTAAAAGCAAATATGAAAGTTGTTGGTAATTGCGAATATGGTCTATTATTTTATAGAGAAAAGTTGCCAAAATTCAACAACAAAGGTAAAATGATTATGAATTGTATTGATTGGGAAAGAGATACAACAACTCCTAAAATACATCCTACTCAAAAACCAGTTAAGTTATTAGAAAAATTAATTGAAATTTTTACAGATGAAAATGACGTGGTAATAGACCCTTGTTGTGGAAGTGGAAGCACTTTATTAGCAAGTGTAAACAAAGGGCGCAAAGCTTATGGTTTTGAGATTAAAAAGAACTTTTATAACGATGCAAAGAACTTATTAGAAAATCATAAAACTACAAAACAAGAGATTGAAGAGTATGGCTTTGCTAAGACTGAATTAGAAAAAATTAACCCAACACTATTTTAAAATGAAAAAGATAATTATAGCAGCATCTTTGCTAATGGTCGGATGCGCAAAGGAAGATGTAAAACAAGAACCTATTAAAGATTGTAATTGTGATAGGATAGTTAGAGTATTGCCAGGATTTGATATAATAGGCCAAAACGGACAGATACACCATTCAGGCGGTGCAATAACCATAAACGATTGTTCAGGTGAACAAAGGAAGTTTGGAAATGGAAACGGAACTTATGAATTTAGTCAGAAAGTAGGTGAATGCTACAATTGGTAACCAACTAAACCGACCTAACAAGTCGGTTTTTTTGTGATTCGTAAAAAAGTAAAAATTACATAAATAATTATTTCGGCTTTTATCCTTTCATTATCAGTATTTTGAAACAAAAAATAAAATATCCAAGTTACATCGCCCTTAGTAGTAGTAGTAAAACATTTATTTTTTTTTCTGAAAAAAAGTTGACAAAGTGACTTTTTGATTATAACACTCTAAACAACAATATTTTAACACTGAAAAAAACCGTCACTTTTTACTTTTTAAATATTTCTAATTTTACGACATCTCTACAAGTCTACACATCTCTACATACAACTCTACACTATAAACACCAATAAACACAAGGGTTAATAGAATTTTGTAGAGATGTTGAGGTAAAACAACAATCTTTTATATATAAAAAGGAATTGGAAAAATAAAAAAATATTAAAAAACACCTCCACATCTCTACAAAAACAATAAAACACAACAAACATAAGGCTTAAAGACTGTAGAGATAGCGTAGAGATAGTGTAGAGATGTGTAGAGATGTATAAAACATTATTTAGAATCGTTATAAATTAATATAAATAGAATATAATTAAAATTAATGTTTATATTTGCATACCGAAGCGTGGAAACTTCATAAGACATTATTAAAAAAGCTATCTGATAAAGGTTTCCACGCACCTTTTGAAGATGGCTTTTTGCATTTAAAAAAAATTATGATAGGAAAAGAAGTATGGAAACCAATTAAAGATTATGAAGGTCTTTATGAGATAAGTTCTTACGGTAGAATTAAAGGATTTTATAAAAACGGTAAATTACAAGAAAGGATAATTAACCATCATATGAGCGGTGTCTTAAGAAGAAACTATCCTCAGATAAGTTTGTATAAAAAAGGAATAAAAAAAACTTTAAGAGTTCATTCGTTAATGGCTTTATGTTTTTTAGATTATGTTAAAACAGATAGAAAAACTGTTATAGATCATATTGACAATAACCCTTTAAATAATAACATTGATAACTTACAAATAGTATCAATGGCTTATAATAATATAAAAGAAAGAAAGAAATCATGAATAATATAAACCCAGAGGATAAATTTTGGTCAGTAAACCAAGACGGAAAAGTGTCTCTAAACAACTATAAATTTAAAAGGTTTTTAGAGATGAGAAATTTTTTTAAGAATAGACCTAATTCAAATAGTACGTTTAATCTTATAAAAGAAAATGGAATATTTTTAGAAATTATAGACGAAGTAGAAATTAAAGATTTTGTACTAAACTACATCTTAAAAGAACGATTGAGCGAGGACGTGTTTAATCTTATGACTGCAAATATAAAGTTCTTTAAAAGGGATTATTTGAGCATGATTGACAGTAAAGAAATAAAAGTTCTTAAAGACACAAAAGATACTGCATATATTTTTTATGAAAACGGTGTGTTAGAAGTCAATAAAGATAAATCAGAGCTAAAGAAATATACAGATTTTAATCTAAATATTTGGGAGGATCAAGTGATTAAGAGAAAGTATGTAGAATCAGACCATCACGATTCAGAGTTTAGAAAATTTATTTGGAAAATATCTGGAGGTATTGATATAAACGAAAACTCATCGATAGAAGACAAAAACAAATACGATACTGCGGTTGCTAGATATAATTCTTTTCAAAGTGCGTTTGGGTATTTAATACATTCCTATAAAACATCTGGTAATAATAAAGCTGTGATTTTAAACGATGAGCTTATAAGTGACTCCCCTAACGGTCGGTCTGGAAAAGGAATTTGCTGCAATGCTTTAAAGCACATGAAGAAATTACAAACGATAGACGGTAAACAGTTTAAGTTTGGTGGCGACTTCCCTTATCAATCAGTAAAAACAGATTGTCAGATATTGGTTTTTGACGATGTTAAAAAGAATTTTCAGTTTGAAAACTTGTTTAGTGTTATTACAGAGGGCATTGATATAACTTACAAAGGAAAAGATACAATTAAGCTACCTATTGAAGACTCGCCTAAAATAGTTATATCTACAAACTACGTATTAAAAGGAAATGGAGATTCACACGATGCAAGAAAGTTTGAGTTAGAACTTTCCCCTTTTTTTAACGCTGACAATACACCTTATGAGTTTTTTGGTCATTATTTATTTACTGATTGGGATGAATTAGAGTGGGCGCGTTTCGATTGTTACATGATTGAATGTTTAAAGAAATATCTTAATAATGGATTGGTATCTTACAAGTCAATTTCTTTACCAATTAAAAAGTTGGAAGCTAATTTAGGCAAAGAGCTTTACGAATTTTGTTTAGATTTGCCAAAAAATGAATGGTTATCTGGTCAAGAAACTTATGACAAATATAAGTTTAGTATTTCAAAATCATTTATGGCAAAATCAAAAAAAGAGGTAACACAATCTATAAAAAAGTTTTGTGATTTCTTTTGTTACGATTACGAATCAAGAACTCCTGGAGGAGCTTTAAAATTTATGATAACAGAAAGGTCTATTACACATAAAGAAGTAACAGAAAGCGACCTTGATATTTGGGACACGATATGACAATAGATAGTTTATTAGCATTTAGGGAACTTGATTTTATAATTGACTCTTATAAAGATTCAATAGATTTTATAAAAGAAAACCACCCAAGTAGATTAGATTTAATTATTTCATTAGAACAATCTATTAAAAACCTTAGATATATTAAAGACGATATATTTTTAATTGAATCAAATAAAGAGTACGAAACATGGATAAAATGATAACTAACTTATTAATAAAAGGTGAACTTGATAAGTTAAAAAGTTCTATGAATGTTATTATTAAAAACACACCTGAAAAATTAGATATGATTGAAAAGTACGAGGGTATGATAAAAAAATTAGAGTTGGTTAAATTATACTTAAAGAAAATATGAAAGCATTAAGAGATTACCAAACTGAGATATCGCACAAAGCGAATATTATACTCAAAGAAAAGCGAATAGTTTACCTAATGATGGAGCCACGCTGCGGTAAAACTTTGACCGCTTTAGAAACAGCTAAACTATACGGAGCTAACAACGTCCTGTTCTTAACTAAAAAGAAAGCTATAAGCTCGATTGAAAGCGATTACAGTAACTTTAATTACACGTTTAATCTAACGGTTACAAATGACGAGCAGTTAGCTAATATCGAAGGAAACTTTGATTTAATAATCCACGACGAACACCACAGATTTGGAGCATTCCCGAAGCCAAGTAAACGAGTGAAAGAATTTAAACTAAAATATTCACGTGTACCAATGATTTTTTTAAGTGGTACGCCAGCGTCCGAAAGTTATTCTCAAATGTACCATCAGTTTTGGGTGAGTTCTTATTCTCCATTTAAAGACATTAATTTTTACAAGTGGTCAAAAACATTTGTAAATGTGAAGCAGAAAAACATGGGTTATGCAATGATTAACGATTATTCAGATGCAAAAATTGCATTGATTGACGAAGTAATACAACCGTATATTATTAAGTTTACTCAAGAACAAAGCGGATTTGAATCAAAAGTAAAAGAACACGTTATCTATTACCCTACATTATGCAGAAACTTAATAGAACGTTTAGAGAAATACTTAATTATTGAGGGCAAAGAAAACGTAATATTAGCAGATTCGGGAGCAAAATTAATGCAGAAAGTTCACCAATTAGAGAATGGAACAATTAAATTTGAGTCAGGAAAATCAATGATTCTTGACACTCGCAAAGCTGAATTTATTAGAGATTATTTTGAAGGTAAAAAGTTAGCTATATTTTACTATTACGTTGAAGAGCTTGAATTGTTAAAGTTAGTTTTCCCTAACTCTACAAGCGATTTAAACGAGTTTAACACATCGGGTAAACATTACATTGGACAACAGTACAGTTCTGCATTAGGAGTCAATTTAAGTAATGCTCATTGCTTAGTATTTTATTCATTTGGGTTTAGTGGCAGTATGTTCATTCAATCAATTGACAGGCTAACGACTAAAGAGCGAAAAGAAAACGATGTATTTTTTATATTTGGTAAGGATTCGTTGACCGAAAAGATTTACAAAACAGTATCACAGAAAAAAAACTTTACACTTAAACAATATGTTAAAAATAACTAACGAAGACAACATGGAGCTTATGGCAAGGTATCCTGATAATCACTTTGAACTTGCAATAGTTGACCCTCCTTATGGGATAAATGCAGGTAAAATGACAATGGGAAGTGGTAAACATAAGTTTAAACAGGGGAAAGATTGGGATAATAAAATACCATCTTCAGAATATTTTAATGAATTATTTAGAGTAAGTAAAAATCAAATTATTTGGGGTGGTAACTACTTTCCACTACCATTAAATAATAATTGGATAATATGGGATAAATTAAATCCAAACTTATCTTTTTCAGAAGCTGAATTAGCTTGGTGTTCAATAAACAAAAATGTTAGAGTATTTAAAAGATACTTAGCAAAGGAGGATGAGGATGGTAAAAAACAACATCCAACACAAAAGCCTATATTATTATATAAATATTGTCTTGAAAAATACGCAAAACAAGGAGATAAAATACTCGATACGCATTTAGGCAGTGGAAGTATTGCCATCGCTGCTCATGATTACGGATTTGATTTGACAGCTTGTGAATTAGATAAAGAGTATTTCGATAAAGCAATGCAACGTATTAACAACCATACAGCACAACAAAAACTTTTCTAATGAGCGAACAAGAACTACAAAGTAAGTGTATAAAGTATGCTAAAGCAAAAGGGTGGTTTGTTTTAAAAGTTATACGTTGTAACGTTAGTGGATACCCTGACTGCACCCTATTTAAAGAAGGTAAAACGATATTTGTTGAGTTTAAAGCTGAAAAAGGAGTTCAATCTGAATTGCAGAAATACGTTGAAAAGCAATTGATTGACCAAGGCTTCAAATATTATTTAATAAAAAGTTTAGAAAAATTTAAAGAAATTGTTGCGGATTAATAATTAATGATTATATTTGTAACATAACTAAAACAAAACACACAATGAAAACAAACCTAAGAAAATTAGCATTGATACTTCGGAAGGCCGATGCTAGCAAGTTCTTGTATGTTAGTTCAACAAGACATGACATTGTACTTGGAGCGATGAAACAAGATATATTGATTGACGACTTAAACATAAATTGGGATTCGATTGAATACGATTTAGAAATGACAATCTTTAAGAAAAACAATGTTAAACTAATTGTATCATGAAAAATTTATACAAAGCATTGGCAAACTTCCAACAGGAGGTTCCAACAATACACAAGGGTACTGCAGGTTATGGGTACTCGTATGCAGACCTTACAGCGATTTACAAAGTAATCAATCCATTAATGAAAAAGCATGGGTTAGGTTTTACGCAACCAATCGTAAACAATCAAATGAAAACAATAGTATTCCACATTGTAACCGGTGAGTCTATTGAAAGCATTGCAGACATTCCGATGAACGTACAACTCAAAGGAATGAATGATTACCAAGTTATGGGTTCTGCATTTACTTACTTTAGACGTTACACCTTGAGTTCTATGTTAGGACTTGTTACAGATAAAGACATCGACGCGAGTGGAGAGCAAACAGGCAAACGTAAAGAAACAATAACCGACGAGCGTTTGGCTGCTGCACTTACTAAAATTAAAGATGGGTCGTACACAATGGAAAAGCTAAAAGAGAAGTTTGAATTAACCGCTAAACAATTAGAGCTATGTTAGAAAAATCACTTTACAAGATTAATGCTGAATACATGGAGTTATTTGGCAGGATAGAAATGGCAGAAGGTGTATTAACGCCTGAGTTAGAAGAAGAGCTAATCATTAAAAAATCGGAGTTAGAAGTTAAATCTATTGCTTATGTTGAAGTTATTAAGCAAAGAGAAAGCTTAAACGACAGGATAGATGATGAAATAAAACGATTACAATCAATTAAAAAGCACAATGACACATTGGTATCGAAACTTAAATCAAATCTATTACAAGCCGTAAATATATTTGGTAATTATGAGGCAGGATTCTTAAAATTTAGCACACGTAAATCTAAGCAAGTAGTTATTGATTACGATGTGAATGACTTGCCAAAGCAATATAAAACGGTTAAAGTAACTGAAACAGCAGATAAGGTGGCAATAAAAAAAGCGATCGAAAGCGGACAAGAAGTTTATGGTTGCAGATTAGTAGAAAACATTAACTTAGCAATAAAATGAACGATTTGTATTATGAATCCACACATGAGATTCAGCAATTAGAAGGAGAAGAATTAGAATATTATTTAAAAACAATATGAAAAGAAGTATAGTTGACTTTAGCGACATACCTATCGACGAGATAAGGATGCGGTTAAAGTACCAAAAGAAAAAGTACAGCGTAACAGAATGTGTCAAGGAAGCATTTAAAATAGCAAACAATAAAATAAAAGAAGATGAGCAAAAATGAAATGAAGTTCGTTGGTAAGATCACCAACATTTTAGAAGTGATTGAAGTAGGCGCAAACAAAAAAGTAGAGTTTGTAGTAACAGAAACCGAAGGGCAGTACCCTCAAGCGGTAAAGTTTGGAATCTTTGGAACGGATAAGGTAGATAAGTTCATTCAATACAACAAAGTAGACCAAACAGTTGAGGTGTTATTTAACTTTAAGACCAACGAATGGCAAGGGAAATATTTCACCTCTATTGATGCGTGGAGAGTTGACAAAGTTGAATCAACAGAACCATTCTAGTTATGTTTAAAGTAGGAGATAAAGTATACCACATAAAATATGGATGGGGTATTATTGAGGAAAAACAAGATGATGATATATTGTCAACATTTGACGAGTATACAGTATGGAATAATTCAAACAATAATTTACTATCATTCACAGAATATACCTTCCAAGGGTTTAGTCAAGAAAGACCAAATGAAACAAAAGATTAACATGAAGAAAGACGTTAAAAGCCTTGCTGATTTAAGCGAGGCTAAACGCCTAAGGGCGATAGAATATTACCAACACATAGCACGTGCAATGATGTTATGCCAATCTGCGCTACATTCACTGGATGATGTGTCAGATAATATGTTTCACAAGCACGAAATTAAACGTACGATTAACCAGTTTATCAATGGCGTTGAAAGATTCGCGACTACATTTGTAGAGAACAACAACGAGACAATGGCTCAGACTTATTCAAATATTATCAAGCAAATAGATGAGTTCAAAGAAAACATTAAAGTACAAATACAATGATTTCAAGAAACAACAAGAACAGGCAACGCTGGATGATAGCAATGCAGTTTGATGTCGACCGTTGGAAGTTTAGAGAGAACAGAAAAGGAGTAATTAACCTAGGCAGAATGATAAGAAAAGCCTTTTATAACAAGTACGATGACAACAATTAAAGAACAAATTGAAGAACTAAAATCATTCTTAACAGGTGATTTGTTTGCCGATGGTGATATTTTACAAAAGATTTATGAGTTGAAAAAAGAGCTAAATCCCGAAATAGAAACCAATCCCGAAGCGGATGAAGATGAGGATACAAATTGCTTATACTGTGGGAGTTAAAAACTGTTTTAGATGCAAGCGAAATTTACCCTTGTTTTTGTTTTTAAAAGACGATTCCAAATACCAAGTCAAAGCCGAAAAAGGCAAAACAAAAGTATGCAGGGTGTGCAATATAAAGCGAAGTTTAAAAACAAATAGTATCTTTGCTAGGGTAGATGGGAAGTTTATAACAATAGAAAAAAGTAAGATTCAAATAATAAAACACTTTTTAAAATGAAGATAAAAGTTAGTACAAGAGTTGTTTTTATATTCAAGAACTATGTTGTTAAAGTACCCATCAGTTTACGTGGGTACTTGCAGTGTTTACAGGAACGCGACATTTGGAATAAGTATAAGCACTTAAACTTATTAGGTGAGCTTTACAGTTACAAACGTGGAATAATCAGAATGAAACGATACGACCCTATTAAGGCAGTTGACCACTACGACATAGCAATTGTTAAAGAAGCTATTAAAGAGCTTGATATTGATATGTGCGACCTTTATAACAAAGCAAACTGGGGAGAATTAAACGGTAAAAGATACCTAATTGATTACGGTATAAATGAAGAAATAAGTAAAATGTATAATTTATGAACAAATACCAGATAAAAATTAAGGATGAACAACACACAATATTAAGTCCAAAAAATATTGAAGAGCTTGTTTATATAATAGGCGAAATATCAAAAACTACTGAGTTTTTAATGTTTAAATGTATTCAAGAAGACCATCCACAAGGATATTCAAAAGAATATACAATATTTATAAAACCAAATGAAATATATTACATATCATGAAATTAAGATGTATAGAAAAATACTTTGCTAATTTTACCTATGGTAAAGTCTACGAAGTGGTCGGACAAACAAAGAGCTATATTTGGGTAATAAACGACAAAGGACAAGAACATCAATTTGACACTATCGAAAACTACTTTGAAGTAGTAGAAGAAGAAATCAAAGTAAAAAAAGGTGATAAAGTAAAGTGTTTATACGATAGGTTCCCTGAACATACAATAAATAAAATCTATGAGGTGTTAAGTGTTGATAAAGATGGTGAGTTTAAAATAACAAGTGATTCAGGCAGAGAGTGCGGAGTTTATTTCTCTGCTTATCATTTTGAAGTAGTGACCGATAACGCACCAAGTTATTACAATAATGAGAAAGGTAGTTTGTACAAGTTTGCAGAAGACCATGGACTAAATGCGTATGAATTTGACTTGGTTAAACGTCTGGTAAGATGCAGAAAAAAAGGCAACTTTGTACAGGATTTAGAAAAGACAAAATTTTTAATTGATTTATATTTACAAGAATGGAAAGAGAAATAATAAATTGGGCAAAGGCTCGTAAGTTAGACAACCCCGACAATAAGTTTCAACAGTTAGCTAAGGTGTATGAGGAAATTGGGGAGCTATCCTCTGCAATACTAAAGCGAGATATTTCAGAAACGATTGATGCGCTTGGAGACACTTACATTACACTTGTTATTTTAGCAAATCAAATGGGTTACTCACTTGAAGATTGTGCAAAGCGTGCCTTCAAAGTTATTGAATACCGAAAAGGTAAAACCGAAGGCGGAACGTTTATAAAAGAATAATTTGTATATTTGCATAGCATATAATTAGTTTTAAACCCTTGCATCAATTGTTGTAAGGGTTTTTTCGTTATCTTTAACCCCATGAATTTAAAAGAGATTGCGCAGTATCACGACGAATGGGTAAGAATTGTTAAACGCTTTGGAGCCAAGACCGATGCTGAAGACATTGTACAAGATATGTATCTAAGGTTTCACAAGTACGGCAAAGGTCAAGTAGTAACCAAGTCATTCATTTGGATCATGCTGCGTAACTCTTTTTACGATTCATGCAAGCGTAATGTTTCAACAGTAGACATCGACC